GAATATCAGCCCGGCTTCGACTTCCAGTTCAATCTTGCGGCGGGCGCGGGCGATTTCGTCAAAGGCGTCCTGTGCTTTTTGCTCGATTTCGGCGAATTCAACCTGCTGGCTTGCGCCTTTTATGTATCCGGCGACAAGACCGTTGCGTTCGGACGGGGCAACGTTCATTTTTGTCAGCAGCTCATCGTATTGCCGGGCTTCCTCTGCGATGCTTTCCCGCGCCTGTTCAAATTTGTCCATCTGAAGCCGGGCGAGGTATTTTTCAAACTCAAGGGCCTTTTGATTCAGCGCTTCGGTTTCGCGGACTTCTTCGGCTTCGAGGGCGCGGCGTTCCATGCTGTTTTTGATAAGCTGTGCATGATACGCACTGGCGGCTTTTTCGATTGCCGCCTGCGCCTGGATGGCTTCAGGCGATTCGCCCTCGCCGTTGTCAACGAGGTTTTTGTGTTCGGATTGCAGCCTTTCGAGTTCGCGCAAAAGGGCGACGGCTTCCGCCTTCCCCTGCTTTTCGGCCAGTTCGCGCCTTTTGGCGTAGTATTCCCGCAGCGAAATCAAACCCTGGTCAAACTGTTCTTTGGTTTCCTGCTCCTGAAACTTCGTAATGGCGGATTGCAGGCTTGCCTCGCGGTCTAATTTCGCCTTGCGGTAATCTTCGTCCGCCTTTTGCTTGAGTTTTGCCAGGCGGTCTGCGTCTTTTTGGGCGGCGTCAAGGTCAACCGGGTCGTGGCTTTCGGTATCATCGGTTTCGATTGTGGGAGGTTTTAACTTCGGCGGTTCCTGCTCCGCCCAAAGCTCCTTGAATTGTTCCTTGTATTGCGATACAAGAGCGCTCATCGTGTTTTTGAGGTTTGTAAATTCATCCGTCGCGCCTTTGAAACCGCGCGTTACAAGGCCGTTTATTACCTTATTTAACCCCATAAACAAGGCGATAAATCCGGATAATTGCGCGGACGCGGCATAGATTACCGTCATTAAACCCTTAAAAACATATCCGGTAATTTTACCGAACCATTCCATAGCGCCGCCCGCTCCCTGGGCTTCGCCGCTGATTTTCGACAAGGCGTTAGTAATGCCAGATATGGCAGGCATAAGCCCGGTAGAGAACTGCAATGCCGCCGCTTCGGCTTGCGCTTTCAATTCCGCCATGCGGTTGTTGAATTCCTGCGCTCTTGCGACAAGGTCGCCGCTCATTACAAGGCCGAGCTTTTCAGCTTTCGCGCGGAGTTCGTCAAAGCCGCCCGCGCCGAGGCTGTCAATAAGCGGCAGCAGCTCCGCGCCTGATTTGCCGAAAAACTGAAGCGCGAGGCCGGTACGCCGCGCGCCGGGTTCGAGTTTTGCCAATGCGTCGGTGATTTTTCGGAAACGTTTATCTTGGTCAAGCCCCTGAAGTGCGTTTCTGTCGCCGAAAAGGTTTTGCGTGGCTTCGCGCACGGCGTGAGCGTGTTTGTCGTATCCCGCCATGGTCTTTGCGAAATTGATCATGGCGGTGTCAAGCTGTTCCTGCGACAGGCTTGCCGACCGGGAAGCGTAAGAGAGCGTGCTGAGCGTTTCAACCGTCATTCCGGTCTTCTGGTTAAGCTTGCCCATACTGTCCGCTAGGTCGATGGATTGCGTAACCATGCCCGCAAGACCTTTAACGGCGGCCACAACGCCGATGCCGCCCAGGATTTTCTTGAAGTCGGCAAAACTTTTTGACGTCTTGTCCACCTCTTTGCCGGTCTTCTTTGTCTCGTCCTGTATGCGCTTAAAAGCCTGTACGATGTCGTCAATGCCTTCTGCGCTAAGTTTGACCCTTACATCCGATGTTGACATTTATCGGCTCCTGACACTATGCTTTAACCATGAGCATTGACCTGTTAGACCTTTTATTCGTTGACCACGTTCTTACAAAGCGTAAGCAGAGGGAAGAAAAACGCCGCCTGAAGGAAGAAAAACGCCTTGAGGCGGAACGTGTCAAGTCTTCTGAAACGTGTATAAAACAGGCATTGCACAACCTCGAATTCGTGTTCGATTCGCCGCGTCCCGGCGATGTCTTTATCAGTCCCATATGGATGGAAGACCCTGAAAATCCCTCTGAAAAAATCAAAATCGGCTCCCTTTATGTCGACCGCGCCGATGAAAACGCGAGTAACGCTAAAATCGTTTCCGACCGTCCGCGCTCCGAACTAAAATCAGGCGCTTTCTGGATGCAAAGCCAGGCCGACCCCGCAATAAAAGTAAAACTCGGCGAGATCGATTTATAATTTCGGCGGTTTCGCCTTGCTTCCGTGTACCGCGCCGATTGCCCATATCATGGTTTCAAGCATCCACATTTCGCGCCGCTGCGCCTTTATCTTCGCTTCATAAGCCGCTAACGCTTCGCCCAGCGGCCAGTTGAAAACCTCCGGATAGCGGGAAACGTCATACCCGGCTAATTCACGTATGACTGCTCCCCAATCTCCGTAGTCGCCGAGGAATTCATCACGCCCGCCGGGGTCTGCGCCTCTTCGCCTTCCGTCTCCGAAGCATGAGGCGAAAGCTTTAACGAGAGCAGACCGGCGGCGAAAAAAGCCGCGATGGCCTCTACGACTATCGCTTGAATCGCCGCCTTATCTTCCGCATCGGATACGGCGGAAAGCCGCGCGGTTGTCGCCGCGGCCAGTTCCGCCGTCCATTTTTCATCAGGTATGCCTTCGGGCAGCAGCGTCCCGCCGAGCAGGGCAAGCGGTATGCCGCTATCGACGGCGACGGTAATTATGTTGTTCGCGAAATCTTCCGCCGTCCGGTTTTCATCGCGCAGTAAATCCGAAAGCCCGGAGGCGCGGAGCAGCTTCATGATGTAAAAATCATTCGCCATCGTCGTTTTTTCAATCGAGCGGTAAACCATTCCGTCAATCGTGTATGTTTTCGGCATATTCCCTCGTAGGGGCGAATAATCATTCGCCCTTTATTCGATAATCACAAAAGGTTGTTTTTGTTATAGGGGCGAATAATCATTCGCCCCTACACGTTATAAATAGATCAGCCGGAAATACTGCTCTCCGGCTTCGCGGGTGGTGTCCGCGTAAACTTTCCCTTTCAGCTGGAACGTCCCAAAATCCTCGGTGATAAGCCCTAAAGCTCCCTCGGGATTCAGGCCGCATACCCAGACATCCAACAGGACGCGCGGTCCTACGGACTGGTTTTCGGCGCTTTCATAGTGCAGGCGGCCTTTGATGCTGCCGGTAGACATGCCCTGCACGACCTGCATTCCCTGCGTGGCGGTAATCGCCGGGGCGCTGCCTGTCCAGGTGATTGCCTGGCCTTCCGAAGCCTTGCCTGTGCCGGCGTAATCACTCCGCAGACGCACAAGCCCGGATTCGGGTTTTACTTCGTAGGCGGCGGCGTTAAGAGGCGTCGATCCCTGTTTAAGGCTCGTAACCACGGCGTTGACGCAGCCGAGTTCGTACCAGACATCAAATTTGACGTTTGCGGCGGCGGGCCCGAAAGCCTGATCCGTGGCGGTCTTTGTCGTTTGTGTGAAAACGCCCGCGTCGCCCATGACGGCGAGGGCGACGTTTTCGGGAACGTATTCGGTGAGCGTGGCCGCAAGTTCGGCGGTCATGGCGGTGACGATTTCGGCGTAGGTCGCCTTTGTGCCGTCCATTGCGTTTTTCTTTTCGGAAGTTTCAACGTTCATGCTGATTTCGAGCGTGTCAACGTTTCCGAGATGGCGCAGTCCCGTGGATTCCCCGGCGCTGTCGAACCGGTCGAAAAATACGGAACCCGCGCCGAGGTATAGGTTTTCAGGGCTGGGTGTGGGTTTTATCATGATATTCCTCGTTGTATCCGTATGAGGGCGGGGCTTAAATCCGCCCCTACACGTGCGTTATAGTTCGTTAATTGGGCGGGCGTATTCGACGACGAATTGCATGACGGCCATGCTGTAACTGCTCTGGCTGTCAAGCTCGCCCTGCCATTCGGTGATTGCTTCCGCGACGCTTGCGGCAATGCCGCCGAGCGTTATATCCGCCATCAGGCGCGTTGTCGCCCAGGCGCGTAACTCTTCATTGTCGATGTCCGTTCCGGCGCATCTGCATACGACGGCAACGGTAAGGAAACGGCGGACGGCGGCGCGGGTTCGCGGCGTCCGNTCTTCGTCGGGTTTGTCCTGAAGCGGGAAAACGGCTATCAGCTTTTTCGCCGCGGACGGCTGCTGGCGGGATGTCGTTACGACCAGCCCCGCCGGCTTGCCCGGCGCGTCGATTGCCTCGGCGATTGCTTCATGTATCTTCCTGACGTATGTTTGCGACATATTTTCCCGTGTAGGGGCGCGATTTATCGCGCCCTATGTAACAACAAATCCAACATGCAGCCGTTGTGGTACGCCTGTATGACCTGGTATTCCTGCTCCCAGGCGTTGGTTTCCGCTATCAAAACCGTGTCGCCTTCCGCCAGATCAGGGAAATGATCCGCTTTGACGGAGGCGGTTTCCATTTCAAGGCCTTGCGCCGCCGCGCCGCCGGGTTCAAGCCCGGTTTCCGTGGAAAGATCGTAAAAACACGGATGCTTTGCGCCGTTCCATGTGAGTGAGTGCATGGAGTCAGCTAACATACAATCCACATCTTCAGATTCCGACGCGAAGGCGTAAGGCATAGATTTACTCCCCGGTGCCGCTTAAGGCGGCCTCGGCGGCTGTTGCGATTGCCGCCAGCATCTGCTCCTTGGTCATGCTGGTGCTGAGCGTAAGGCCGTATGTTTCAGACGCGTAGGTCTGCAACTGTGCCTTGGTCATAGCCAGGACTTCGGGCGGAAGCTGGAATTGAGTTGAGCCTTCCGTTTGTCCTTCACCGGTTTCCCCTTCCGTTTGCCCTTCACCGGTTTCCCCTTCCGTAGGAGGCGGCGGAGGAGGCTGGGGCGGCGGCGCGGAATATGGAACAATCGCGCCGCAGTCCAGAAGTATCCTGGCGGTGGCCGCGTCAAGCTCTTCGATGATGGTTCCGGGAAGGACGGGAAAGCCGAGTCCGTCGATTCTCCATTTGGCCTGGTACATAAGTCACCTCCTACGCTACTGCGTTCTGGAAGAAATAGCCTAAATCTTTCGCGCAGATTACTTCGTCGGTGCTTTCACCAACGCGGACGCGCGTACCGCCGCGCATACCGAGATCGGGGTCTTCGATTCTTCCGGCTATGCGTCCGCCCCATTCGGCGGTAAAGCCGAAAGTGACGCCGCTGGCCGTTGTGGCGAGACTGTCGCGGTATAGGAACGCGGCATGTTTGCCCCACGCGCGGGCGATGTTCGCGGTCTGCCCCTTGTTCGCGGTATTGAGCCAGGCGTCGCCGACATAGATGTCGTCAAGCTCCAGCAGATCGGCGACATACCGTCTGTCCACAGCGCCGCTGTCCGTGCCGCTGGCGGCTATGGCTTTGACAATGCGCGGATGCTGGCGGAGTTTCGTCCATACCTCGCGGCCTAAAACGGCGATATTCGGACGCATAATCACGCGATCCAATGCGGTTAAAACCGCGTCAATCGGATTTGAATCGGCATGGCTCCACTGCGCTGTGCCAATAAGCGTGGCTTTGTTGTTGACGTCGTAGGAATCCGGATCGAATACCTTTTGGGCGACGCGCAGTTCACGGCCGAGCGTGATGAGGTTGGTAAGCGACTCCGCGGCGTGGGCGACGGGGTCATAACCGTCGGGCGCGTTCGCAATATCGGCTCCGGGAACCGGATCGTCGAGAGCGTAATCCTTCGTGTAGCTGCCGACTTCCGTGAAGCCGAATTCGGCCTGATTTGGTTTCGATGTACGCCCGACAAGGGTGTTGGGAATCGTAAAGTTGTCCTTGAGGTTAAACAGCCGATACTTGAAAGCCTGCTTGCTCACGGGGACGCGCGGCAAAACTTCATCGGCGATCATGCGTTTATTCCGGTAAGCAATGGCGACAGCCGTCAATACCGGGTCTATGGGGAATGGTCGTGACATTTTAAATTTTCTCCTTATGATTGGCTCTTATTTCAAGAGCACGTCGATGATGTCTTCGGCGGCAGTGGCTTTTTCAAGCGCGATGCCCGCCACGGACGGGGTTCCTGTTGTCGGTTTGGTAATCGCCCGGCCTTGAGCGTCCGAGGAGACTTCCGCGCCGCGATTAACGGCAGCGCCCGCCCTCATAGCGGCGATTCCGGCGTGGATGATGTCAACGCGCGCCATGGCCGTTTTCAGCGGAACGAATGTCGTAGCGCCGAATACCGCGCCGCCCTGGGTGTTGGACAGTTCGACCTGGTTTTCGTCCAGCGAGATTTTCACGAACGTGTTTTCCCGCATCTGCGTTTTGCCGATGTAATTCTTGATTAAAGTGGGATTAGGCATTCTGACCTCCTTTGCCCGAAACCGCAGCGACGGCCTGGGCATAACCAACTGTTCTTCCTTTCGCGGCTTCGCTGTCCACGTACTCCTGCGCCTGTCGCGCAATGTCTTTTGCGTTTGCTTCCGGCTTGCTGTCCGCCGGTTCGCTTGCGGGCGCGGGCGTGGGCGCGTCGGTATGCAAATCCGCGTTCATTTTCGCAAGCTTGCTTTTTTCAGCCGCAAGGATCTTCATCGCGGCGTCGGATGCGCTTGTGCCGTCCAGTATCATCTGATCGACAAGCGCTTCGTGTCCGGGCAGGGCGGCGGCTTCAATCGCGGCGATGCGCTGCCGCTCTTCCTTCGCCCCGGCTTCCTTCGCTTCGGCAACCGCAGCAGATTGCGCGGCGGCGCTTTTGGCGTTGTTTTCGGCGTCGTGCTTTGTCACAACCGCGTCAACCGCTTCCTGACTTTCGCACTCGACGCCGTATACAGTAATTTTGTCCATGTTTACAGCTCCTTTATGTGATCTCGGCGCGCGCGCGCCTTGTTTTATGGGCATATTCAATAAAGCGGCGACTTCGGACAGGGTTTTAATCCCGTCCGCAAGCCCCGCGTCTATCGCATTTTTCCCGGTAAAAATTCTTCCGTCGGCCATATCGCGCAGGACGGTTTCAGTGTCCCGGCCGCGATTTGCCGCGACGGCGTCAACAAAAACCTTGTAAACGGCGTCGACCTGTTCCTGAATGCTTGCCCGGCCTTCCTGGGAGAGCGGGGCGTGTTCCGAAGCTATGCGTTTGTATTTTCCGGCGGTTATCTCCGTTACGTTGACGCCCGCATTTTCTTCATATCTGTGCCAGTCTTCATGAGTGGCTACTACGCCGATGCTGCCTACTACAGTGGTTTCATCGACGATATAGACTTTTTCGGCGGCGCTGCCTATCCAATACGCCGCGCTGGCCATGCAGCCGTCCGCCACGGCGATAACGCGCTTTTGCGTCCGCGCGGCGGTGATTGCCTGCGCAGCGGCCTGTGTGCCGTCAACGGTCCCGCCGGGCGAATCAACCGAAACGATGATGCTGCTGACTTTCGGGTTGTCCACGGCGTGCTGCATCGCCAGTTGGAACATGCGCGTCGATGTCCCGCCGCTGATTTGCGTAAACAGGTTCATGCGCTTTGCCAGAACGCCGGTGAGCGGCACAACCGCAACGTCGCCGGCTACCTGATAAAGCTCCGGCTTTTCATTTTTGTCGCGTTTTCCGTAGGCGGCTTCAAACGCTTCGGCGTCGAATTTTTCCCCGGCGACGCGGCGGCGGTATATGGCGCATATCTCCTGAAGCTTTTCGGGCATGATTGCCCAGGGACTTGAAAGCACGTCGGTTACGTTCATCAGTCTTTCCTTTCGTCTTCGCGGTCGCTTCCTTCGTCGGATTCCGGCGGCGTGGATGAGTCGCCGCCGGTTCCTTTCACGGGCTGCGGAGGTTCCAGCCCGTCGGCGATTAATTTTCGATTTTCATAGGCAAGCTGTCTTTCGACGGCTTCCCAGGGTTCGCCGCTCGTCTGTTTTGTAATCGTGCGGCGGTTCGTGACGCACATTTGCAGGTTTATTAAATTAGCCCGCGCGTCTTTTACCGGGTCGATACTCTGCGGAGCGTCGCCTGTCCATTCGCATCCAAGATATGCTTTGCGCAAATCGGGCATGTCAAAACCAGGCGCGGGAATCCGACCGAGGCTGACGGCTTCGGCAAACCACGCCTCGAATATCGGCTGGCAAAATCCGGCGGCGAACCAGTGGCGGCGATTTAAATAGAACTTCCACGCCTCAAGCAATGCCGCCCGTGCGGCACTGTATGACGCCGTGAAGTGTTTAATCAGGACTTCAAACGGCAAACCGAGCGCGACGCCGATTTGACGCAATATCGACATAACGAAAGCGTCAAACGCCGTGTTTGGGCGTCCCGGATTCGCAAAGGAAACATCCGTGCCGTCGGCAAGGTCGACAATCGAACCCGACTCAAGTTTAAGCGCGTTTCCGTATTCGTCCTGCGCCACTCCCGACTGAGAGCCTGCCGATTGAGCGCCCTCGCCCGCCGGAGTTTTGACAAACACGGTAAAGCAGCTGGATACGACGGCGGCCTGTACCTCGGCGTCGGTGTATTTGCCAAGCTGGTGAAAAAGCTCCATTACGGGCGCGAGATACGGAACTCCGCGCGACTGATCCGGGCGCAAACGGTCAAAAAGGTGGATAACGTTCCGGCGTCCCGTCTTTGTACCGAAAGCGGCGTAAGGAATGGTTTTGTTGTTGGTTATTCCATCGGCTCCGCCCGGATGACGGTCGAGGATGTGATACCTTACCGGAGCGCCCAGGGCGTTTTTCTCAACGCCGGAATATACGCGGTTTCCGCTTTCCATGCGAGCGCCGTCCAGCGTTGCCCTTGTCGGGTTCGCCACGCGGTCGGCTTCCACGATCTGGATTTGAGTGCAGTAAGGCCGTCCATGGCTTTTTGGGAGCATCGGCAGCAAAGCGAATACGTCGCCGGATTCAAGCGCGGAACGGAAGGCAAGCGATTGAATGCCATAGAAGTTCTGCGTCCGCGTCGCGTCGCAGTCCGTGTCCTCAGTCCACGAGTTCCATTCTCTTTCCACGAGCGCCGCGAATTTCAGCCCCTCTTCTTCCGTCCATCCAAGAGCCTCGATATCCGGCGTAGATGAAAGCATAAGCCCGGTTCCGATAACGGATTGAGTCACTGTTTTTATTGCGCCCGCCGCAAGCGGCATATTGCGCAGCATGTCGCGCGACCGTTCGCGCAGTTTCGGGATGTCCGGCAGGCTTGAGCCGTCGGCGTCGGCGGCGTTTGTCATCCATGCCGCCGTCGTGCGTCGCGTCATACTTGCGCCCGTATAGCCGCCCGTGCCGAACAGGGCGTCGGCAATAGCCATCTGCCTATGCGCGCGACGGCGCTTTACCGCGCGTATCGGCGCAACAACCGCGATCGTGCTTTCAATGCCGTTGGATATGGCTGATTTTATGCTCATGTCGATACCACCGTTCCCCGGATGCGGACGCCGGGATTGCCCGATCTGATGCTGTTTGCCTCGTTTTCCAGTTGAATGATGGTTGCGTTTATAGCGGCCAGTTCCTGCCTTTCAAACGAGCGGCCGCTATTTCCATTGTTCACACTGTATTTATGAGACTTCATCGCGGCTCTACGGGCTTCGTAAGCCAACGCTAAATCTTCTTCTACGTCCTGTAAACTCCTGGCCATAACGCGGGGAATGTAGCACGGGTTTTGAAAAACGGCTGATTTGGGGGTAGAAAAGTGGCACGGTATGGCACAGTATGGCACAGTATGGCACAGGTCAAAAAAAACACTTGACAAGGTTCAAAAAAAGTATATGAAAGCGAAAACCTAATACCCGCATAGCGTCCGCTCCGTCAACATGTTATAATTCCTTATGAGTTAAAAGGCGATTGCGGGACATTATGAATGTACTATTATCAGAAAAAGCACAGAATCAGTACGATCGCTTGAACGAGCCAATGAGGGGAAGAATCGCTTTAGCTGTAAAAAAGCTGGAAGCGGAGCCGCCACAAGGAGATATAAAAAGACTAAAGGGTGTTGGTGGATACCGGGTACGTGTCGGCAGTTACAGGATGTTGTTTGATATTAAGGACGACGTGATACTTGTGTACAAAATCGATTCGCGCGGCAATATTTACAAAGGGAGATAGCGCCATGACAGCAATCAGGCAGGAAGTATTGGCTTGCATCGACGATTTGCCGGACGTAAAGCTGGAAGCATTGCGTCCGCTGTTACGGTTATTGATCAACAATGAGCCTCTGATTATCGAAACAGACCTGACGGATGAAGAAAAAGCTGTGATCGAGGAAGGGCGGCTGGAATATGCCTCGAATCCGCAAAGCTTCAAACCGCTTAGGGTTTAGCAAAGTTTATATCCGTATCCCTTCGGAGATGACTCTATGGCGCGGTTTCGGCGGCGTCTTCGCGCCTGGCCGGTCAAGATTGTCGAGGAGTTGTTCTATTTCCGACACGCGCCAGGCCGTGACATTTTTCGATAATTTCAGCGGTTTCGGATACTTGCCGGATTTGACGCCGCGCCACCACGTCCTTCTGGAAACAGGCAATATACCTAATATTTGCTTTATCCTGTAAAATCCCTCGCTCACACCCGTATACCTTCGGAGATGACTCTATGGCGGCGCGGGGGTAAGACCTTTCCGGCGACGGTATTCGGCGCGTTTTTCCCGCTCTCGATAACTTCCGCATGGAGCTTTTCAAGATTGCGGTATCTTGCCGGGTCGATGAAGTTCTGCATGATGAAAAGCCCGCCGTGCGCGTACACAGTCAGGTCGAGCGCCTCCGTGCGCACGTAAACCTGGGTGTACCGCTGCCTGTACCGATGCGTCTTTTTGTCTCTTTCCGCCGTTTTGCGTTCTCCGGCAAGCTGCTTCATGTACTCTTGCGTCGTCCAGTCTGGGAGATGGTGATAGCCTGGGCGCGGCTCGCCTTTCGGGTGCGGCGGAATCTTTAGGCGGGCGTATACGCGGTCTTTACCGGCATCGGCGGCAATCATCCACAGTTTGACGAACTGCTTTTTGGCGGCTCCCTGCTTTGCAAGGCCGGGGATTGAAAGGCGGTCGATGCCCTTGCAGGCATAGACGCGGCGCGCCGCTATCTGACGCGGCAGCACGAATTCATAAACGGCGGCGGTCTGGTC